GAGACAACAACAACCGATGGGGAGTTGAAGCAGAAGAAGCGGAAAATCTATGAGGGTACGGTGGACAAGGCCAAAGAGTATTGCCGTCTCTTCAAAGACTTTAATCTGACGAATGACTCAGCGTTGGATGAAGCAGTAAACCGACTCGACTTGGCGTTGCGCGGCGTAGATGCAGAGATGCTGCGTGACTCTGATGCGGTACGGTCACAAGTGAAAGACGAGATGGATGACATCCTCTCGAAGTTTGCACCACGTTAATTACTATCCTACAACCCGAAAGGAAACAAATCATGGCTAAGATTCAATTTACCGATACCGTCAACATCGAGCAGCTCGCTGCGATGATTCCTGTAATGTCTGTGACTGCCCCAGACGCAGATGATCACGTCACTCCGGTGATAGTTAGCGAGCCCGGCGTAGGTAAGACGTCAATTCTGAAACTCATTGCTGAGAGCAATGGCGACAAGTGGCGGCGTGCGGGGGATCATTTCGAGTCGGATAAGTATGATTATATCTACGTGGACTGCCCATCGAAAGACTTCATGGACATCGCTGGCACTATCCCGAACCACGTTGAGAAGTCTCTTGAGCAATACGTCGGTGCGCTGTTCAAGCTGGATTCACCCAAGCCCAAGTGCATCATGCTTGACGAGGTGTTCAAGGTTCCCAAGCTGATGGGTGTGTTGTTTACCCGACTGCAACTAGAGCGCATGGTCGGTGATCGTCCGCTGCCTGTAGGGTCGATGGTCTTTGCAACATCTAACAACTCAAGCGATGGCGTAGGCGATTCCATGCAAGCGCATCAGGGCAACCGTGTGTGCATCATGCGTATGGAGAAGCCTGACGCACGACGTTGGAACAAGTGGGCAGGTGAGAATGGTATTAGTTCGACGATTCGTGCGTTCGTTGCGATGAACCCTCGCGTGTTGAACTCTTACATGGATGGTGGGCAAGAGAACAACGAGTTCATCTTCAACCCGACTAAGCCTACGCAGACGGTATCGTTCATCTCGCCACGTTCATTGGCGAAGTGCAACCGCATCGTCAAGAATCGTAACGTATGGGGCAAAGCGGCGGCTGACGTAGCGTTGGCTGGCACAATCGGCGCATCCGGTGCGAAGCTGTTGTCGGTGTTCATTGACATGGAGTCTCAGGTCATGCCGACGAAGGACATTATCGCTGATCCAATGGGTGTTACTGTTCCAGAGGACGTTGCAGCGTTGTGCATGATCATGATCAATGCTGTGGATGATATTCAGACACAGGATGATCTGTCGAAGTTCATGCAGTTTGTGCAGCGTATGAAGCAGAGCGAGTTGCAGAGTTTGTTCTTCACGATGCTGTTGGACAACAAGCGCACCACCAAGCTGGCTGCTGGTAACGAGACAGTCAAGCAATGGGCAACCGAGAACTACAAGTATCTCTAATCAGCGTCCTAGCACCGCTAGGACACTAACTACCGAAAGGAAACCTATGTCGTACCTAACTCCAGAAGAGCGTGTGAAGAAGAATCACATCACACTCATGCGCCACCCAGAGACGGCGTTGTACTCAGGCATCATGATGTCTGGTGAGACTCATGTCTCAGACGAAGAGTTCACGGCCTACACCGACGGACTCAACAAGAAGTACTCAGCCAAGTTCATGGAGAAGCTGAGTGACGAGGAACTACGTGCTGTCATCCTGCATGAGAATTTACATGTAGCGTTGATGCACATCCCACGTCACAAGGACTTGATGCGCGATAACTCCATGCTGGCTAACGTAGCGATGGACATCGTAGTCAACAACATCATCAACAAGCTGTCTGACAAGAAGCTGTGCAAGCTACCCGAAGGCGGTATCTGGGATGAGAAGTACGATGGCTGGTCTGTGCGTGAGATATACAACGATCTCAAGAAGCAGAATCCACCGCCAGATGACGGTGGTGGAAGCGGCGGTAAAGGCGACGGTGATGGCGAGGTCATGGTCAACGGTAAGACATTCTCAACCGACGACTCTGATGAGCATGACCCGCAAGGCACGGAAGGCAAGACTCCGGAAGAGTTGAAGGAGTTGGAAGAGCATGTCAACCGAGCGTTGCGCGAAGGCGGGATGTTGGCGGGTAGATTAGGCACTAAGGTTCCGCGTGAGATAGAGCAATCACTGGTGTCGCCTATAGACTGGCGCAAGGAATTGCAGGACTACGTCAAGTCTGCGGTGCGTGGTGCTGACGAGTTGACGTGGCGCAAGTTCAACCGTTCGCTGCTTGCCAACGATATTTTGGCTCCTAGTGTTGAATCGGAGACTATTACAGAGGTCGTGTTTGCTGTTGATACTTCTGGCTCAATCGGTAGCGAAGACCTTGCGGCTGTGGCAACCCAGATCGCAGCGGCGTGTGAGACGTGCAGACCAGAGAAAGTGAGAGTGCTGTAGCCGCTTTGTACCACCGAGCGGTAAGAAACTAATCATCGAAGGGGAATAACATGCTAGTTCATCCAATTGTAGCTTCCGAGGTTTCTGAATCGACAGTCGTTATGTCGAAGGTTTATCCGCTTGTGCGTGAGTTGGTACACAAGTACAAGTTGAAAGTCATGGGTAAAAAGCTTTCTAACTGGAACTCATCCGAAGAGTTCTCTCACTTCTACTTGGCGCGAGACGATGGCTTTGTGGTAGGTACGGTCGGCATCAACCGTGAGGGGCAATACACTTTCCGCACAGGGATCAGACCGAAAGATCGTGGGCGTACTCGCGAGGACAAGATGACCTACATGGCTACGAAAGTATCATCGATGATGCGTAGTATAGAAAAGAACAAGCTGTTACCTGAGAATACGGTGGAGGTGATGAACTATCTTGGACATACACGTGAGGTGGTCAAGTACGCTATCAAAGAGTATGACTATGTTGGTAAGAATGTGCTGGTGAATGGTGCTGAACTGCACGACATACTCAAAGTAGTTTTTAGCTATCAGGACTTGAAGAGTCTATCGTCAGATTCAATCGTTAAATTCAAGAAAGTTCTTGACGAATACAATCAGGTTGATGAGACTAGACAGGCTAAACTAGATGTGGTGAAAGAGAAGTTTGATAAGCCGATCAAGTTCATCGCGTATGACGACACTAAAACATTCTTGAAGGGTGCGATGAAACTGTCTGTCAGTATTAGTGAGACTTTCAATCTTGATAGAGTGAACGTTGACGAAGTTGAATGTAAGCGCGTTCGCACGTTCATGGATGATACAGACATCGCACCGCTGATGGCTATGTTCAAGGTCAAGTTGCAGCAGACCGATAGCAGTACGTCATTCGTGGGTGAAGAAGGTTTCTTCCCAGAGTGCGGCGAGAAGTACGTGGATGAACTCGGTGTCGTCAAAGTGGATACGGATGGGTGGCGGCATGACAACTATCCAAGCAAGCCTCAGTGGATATTCTTTGTATGATGACTCTATCGCCTCTTGAGGCTAACGTGCTGGATGAAAGTCAGAAGTATTATCGCGTCCCTGTTTATCAGGAAGGCGATGAGCATATCGTGTTCGTTGGAGATAACTTCAAACGAAGGTTTACGCTGGACACGTTGCCTGACTTCATTGCGTTGAAGCTGTCAATGATCAAAGCGGTGACGAAGCCTGAACTGTTAATTGATGACATGGAGGATCACAACCCATCATTTGCCATATTGTTGTATTCAATGCTTCCGTATGAAGGATTTGAGACTATCGGTTGGCAGTTGTCCAAGCGATACATGATGGTCGTTCTGACGGAAGATGAACTGGAAGAGTTGAAAGGTGACACCCGAAGCTAAAGTAAAGAAGCAAGGCCGTGCCATACTCACCAAGATGGGAATGTATTTCTTTCCTGCGTTCTCTGGTGGGTATGGTAGGAGCGGCGTCCCTGATGATATCGGTTGCTATCGCGGCTGGTTCGTGAGGACATCCGCAAGTGTGGTGGCATTGCTCTTTTGATTAACGAGACTAACGTCTCACAACTAGAGGAGTTAATAAACCATGAAATTCACAGTCGTGGGGGATGACTACATGGTCATGCCCGAAGTGGGTATGTTTCGCGCGCAGCCTAAGCATAGTCGTCTTATAGATGATTTTAAGTGGAAGCCGGGGGCGAACGTGCAAGCAGTCTGGCGTAAGCATGGATGGACACCACCATCCGAGTACCGCGATGACTATTTATTTAAACACAACCGAGAGGGAAACTAAGATGGCTAAGAGAACTGATGCACGGCGTATCCGCGCCTATTACAAGAAACATCCAGCAGCCAAGCCGAAGGATGTAGCGGCAGCGTTGGGGGTCAACATCGCTAATGTGTATTACGTGCGAAAGACCATGCGGGATAAAGACGTGATTGACCTGACTATCGCAGGTTCCCCGCTGCGCCCTAAGACACGGTTACAGGGTTCTAGTATGAGAGAGCAGTACGAGTTCGGTAACTCTAATGTTGATCTTGTTAACAGCCCACCGCATTACACGACAGGCGGCATTGAAACGATTGACTTTATCGAAGCCAAGCAGCTCAACTATAATTTGGGCAACGTGGTGAAGTACATTACACGAGCCGATCACAAAGGCAATCGTGTTGAAGATTTACGCAAAGCTAAGTGGTACTTGGAGCGAGAGATTCTCTCTCAACACATCTAACCTGTTTAGCGTCCTAGCCCCGCTAGGACGCTATTTTTTCGTCTGTTTGGAGCGTTTAATTATGTTTTGCCAATGCGGTGATAAAAGATCATGTGTCATCAACACAATAAAAACAGAAATGTAAGACGAACTACTACACGATGGAGACGCTATTTACGAAACCAGTGATCGAGAAGGTACAGCCGGATTCGCGTGGGCTGTATACCAAACCCGATGTAGCGAAGATCAACAAAACAAAAGTTGAGATACGCCGTCGCATAGAAGATCGCGTACCGAGTTACTTCATTGAAGATGACTACTGATAAGCAAAGTTTAATTAGTATTTATTTCTTGATCGGGAGAATAAAGTGCGCGATGATTTGATCAGGATGGCACACGAAGCGGGGTTTGAGTTCCATCGATACGAGGGCAACGTCAAAGAATCAGTTAATAGCTTAGAGACACTAGCGCGTCTCATCACCGCAGCAGATCGTGAAGAGACAGCTAAGTTGGTTGAACAGATGGGCATAGAAGGCTATGGCACGTTAGCGATAGCCGCAGCGATAAGGGGCGAGGATGAACAGAGATGACATTATCCGCATGGCGCGGGAAGCGGGGATAAACGTAACGGAAGGCAATTCGTTTTCCGATGATATGTACATCTCAGTCCTTTATCGCTTTGCCAACCTAGTCGCAGCAGCAGAGCGCGAGGCGTGTGCGAAGGTGTGTGAGGCTGAAGGTGAACGAGTCGATGCGTCTTGGGTAAGTTGCGCGTTCGCTATCCGCGAGAGAGGTGCGCCATGAATGATCTTGCCTTGTATGAGTTGGGTCTCGCCATGCCTGTCTGCGCGGTGTGCAATAAGCCAGTAGATAAAGTTGAGTCCATGTATCTGCCAGACTATGACGGAAAAGTATTTAGAGTGTATTGCCACGGCAAAGTAGAGCAGCAAATGCTTGGTTCCTACGACGTGATGAACGCAGAACAAATCACGTTTGGCAAAGCATTTGCTGCGCCCGCATTAGAACGACTTAACAAAGCCGCAGAAGATAACGGGGAGGAGTTATGACTAAAGAAGAAGCATGGCTTCTGTGGATGAAAGAATCCAATCGCTACGTTGAGTACGACTGGGACACGATCAAGAAGTCCTCGCACTGGCAAGCGTTTTCCCGTGGTTGGGATGCGGCAGCAATCAATATCAATGGCTGGGAAGACGCTTACAAGATGGGCATGGAAGCAGGAAAAGAAATGGAGAAGAACACATGATTTTGAACAAGGACTGTTACGAGCGAGGCTGTGCTACTTACGATGACAGGGTAGATGAGGGCGTTGTATTAACAAATGAAGGAGAACACATGAAAGCATTTCCAAACGTAACGAACGAAAAGGGCATGGACTTGCGTGATTATTTTGCGGCGAAGGCTATGCAAGCGTTAATAGGCAGAGAAGATTTTGAGTTTGAAGATCACACTTGGGAGACAGCCTACGATGTTGCAGACGCAATGATGAAAGCGAGAGGACAGCGTGACTGAAGAAAGAAAAATCCGATACAGCAACGGCTGCATAAAAGAAGTTGACCTGACGTTCTTGTTAAAAAAACACACCGTAAAAAAGAAATTAATTGGTATCTCAAGAGTCGTTCA